GTCTGGGGAAGCTATGGCCGTGCGACCTGGCTGCCAAGAACGAAAGCAGAGATGAAAAAGCGTCTGGAAATGTGCAGGAGAGAACAGAAATGTGGCAATTGCGATGCAGAGATACATGAGATTGTCATAGAGAGAACGAAATTGACCTTGAGACAGATAGAGATTAGGGGAGAATCGGCAGAAAAGATAATGTGTTGCAGGTGTAAACAGCTAAAGCCAGAGACAGAGTTTTCACCAACGGGCAAGAAGAAGTATATCTGTAAAGCCTGCTATAATAGATACTATAGAAGATATTATGAAAAGCATAAAATTAATGTATAATGATAGAAATGGAGGATTAAATGAAAAAAGGTTATCATGATATGCGTAAAGAGGTCATTGATAATATGATAACATCTGACAAAGTGAGCAATGGAATAACTAAAATAGATACAAGCCAGATAGTTTACAATGGTATTGATGAGCTTGATTTTTTAAAGAATATAAAAAATATTACATCACCAAAATTAAGAAAAATTCAACATCGGATAAAAGATGAATTATTAGAGAGAGAGGACAAAAATCATAAAAATATATAATGAGATTGATGAGGAGGACAAATGAGAGAACGTAAATATCGAGCTTGGGATATAAAAGAGAAAAAATGGATATCTGGAGGACTAGCTATTGATTTAGGAGACAATACTCTTTATTGGACTGAGTTTGGTGAAATGATGGAAGAGGCTAAAGATGTTATTCTAATAGACTATATAGGAAGAAAAGATAAGAATAATAAAGAGATTTATAAGGGGGATATTGTTAAGTATGATTTATATGAAGTAGAACGATTTCCTCCTAGGATAGGATTTATAGAGTGGGATAATTATTATTTAAGACTTGCGATAAATGACCAACGAGGCAATTATATTGAATTAAGGGGCGATTTATGGATTGAAATCATCGGAAACATATATGAGAATCCTGAATTACTAGAGAAAGAGGACAAAAACCATAAATCCTAGATTTTTATAAACATACCTTTTTAGCCTTTCTAATACGCTTTTACCTCAAGAGCGAAATAAAAGTTTTCACCAAGAGTATTGACATTCAATAAATCTGTGCTACTTTTCCGCATAGATGAGTAACTCCATTCTTAAAGCTGATTATCTGAGAAAAAATGACTTTTAAAAATTTTAAACTTGTCAGAATTTCCCACACCCTTAACGCTACATTCGGCGTTTTACTTGATGAAAACATCCCTTTCTGCGTCACCCTTGAAAGACCCTGGTTGGGCAATAAGCGCAATATATCTTGTATTCCTTTGGGACTTTATCTATGTAAAAAGGTAGCCTCATCTAAATTTGGGGAGACCTTCAGGATCTCAAACGTCCCTGGACGTTCTCATATTCTTTTTCACAAAGGTAATATAAGCGAAGACACTCATGGGTGTGTAATCCTTGGAGAGGAATTTGGTTCTTTGGGGGATGAAATTGCTGTTCTTTCATCAGGTCGGGCTTTCCAGGAATTTATGGGACGTGTTGAAAACGATTTTCAATTAGAAATTAAGGGGATCCCATGAAATTGCCAGAAGGAATAACCACAGAATTTGATAGAGTAGAAGACGGAAAGGTCTGGTTTAAAGTCAGGTGTTCAAAATTCTATCTATTTAAAACTATCTTAAAAATCGCAAAAGAAAATAGGTCATTTTTAATGTATTTGTATGCTTTTTATTATTTGGTGAGAAAAAATGAAAGACTATGTGAAACTGATCCTTGAGCTTATAAAAATGGGGAAAGGGATATTTAAAATTTATAGAAAGGAAAAAGACATAAAGAAGAAAAAGGATTTTGTTGAGGCTATTAAAGAGTTGGATTCAAAGACTTTCAAGAAGATACTTTTTGGCAAGAAATGAAAAAAATAACAAGATGTTTTGCCATAGCTTTATTTTTAATATTATTAAGTTGTGCCGCCTATCATCCTTCTTTTTTTCCTAGTTATGATATTTTAAATCCAGGTATTGAGGTAAAAGTAAATCCAATTGCTTGGATTGAAGACAATAAAATCATTAATGATGATGGAAAAGAGATAATAGTAAATAAAGGCATTATTGTAAATGAGGCTTTTATTCTATGGACTTATGAGTTGAAGCAAGAAATCGTAAGGCTCAGAAAGCTGTTAGAAGAGGATTAAATGAAAATAAATAAAGATGACTGGGCTTTCAAAATTAATGGAAAAACAGGCAACCTTGAAATGTACATTCCTAAAAAGCTTGAATATTCATTTGATGAAATGACAGTTATTTCAGTTAGTATGATGCGATTTTGCCAAGCTATCGGTGCTTTATTAGATGGTTTTTTGAAGGATGAGCAGAAGATAAAGATGGTGAAAAAGAAAGATAAGGAGAAATAACATGGCTGAAATATCAAAGGCCAGGCATGCTCAAATTTTTGGGATTCCATACGATATTTATAAGATAATTTATGACAGAGGTTGGAGAGACGCAGAGGAACGGACTAAAAAGGAAAAGGCCACAAATATCGAAACTTTCCATAGCCGAGTATCATTCGATAATATCAAAGTAAAGCCAGTTCAGAAAAAGGAGAAGTAAATGTCAATACCAGTATCAGCCGAAGGAATTGGAGCGATAGGAATAATAGCCGCCTGGTTAGTGAGAGAGACGATTCCCAGGATACAACGGAAAAGGAATGGGAATAATAATAACAGCAAGCCAGGTAAAGCCGATGTGTGCATAGAAAGAGGAGAGATATTAGCTAAACATATTGTGACGTTAGGGCATATAGATAAGGCGTTGGATGAGAATAGAGATGATCATAAGTTGATGTTTAAGAAATTGGATGAGATGAAATGAACTTAACCCCAAAGCAGAAAAGATTCTGTGAGGAATATCTCATAGATTTGAATGCTACCCAAGCGGCCATAAGGGCTGGATATAGCAAAAAGACGGCTAATGAACAGGGAGCAAGATTGTTAGTAAATGTTAGTGTCCAAACCGAAATCCAAAAGCTGATGAAGAAGCGAGAGAAGAGGACTGAGATAACTCAAGACAGGGTTCTGGAAGAACTGTTTTATTTAGGCTTCTCTAATATTAAAGATTATGTGGATGCATCAACAGCAAAGGGATTTGTTACATTCAAAGATATAGAAAAAATTCCAGATGAAAAAGCAAGGGCGATAGAGGCAATAAAAGCGAATTATAAGGAAGGGAGAATTGAATTTAAACTTCATAGCAAAACAAAGACACTTGAGATGATAGGGCGACATTTGGGAATGTTTATTGATAAGTTTGATGTTGGTAGCAACCTTGAGAAAATATTATATGAGATTTCAGAGAAATTTCTTCCAAAGACGAGCAATGAGAAAAAATGAGAATAATCTTAATAGTGTTGGCTATGATAATTAATCTGAATCAACATCTGAATCCAAATCATATGGAACTTTTCCAGGCCACAGACCCAGAGCTTATTATTTATGGCGGGGCAAATGCAGGCAAAACATATTCAATCGCTGACAAGCTTTTGTGCCAATCTATTTGGCAGAGCGACAGGCCGCTTAAAGCCCTGATAATCAGAAAGACTTTTCCTGCTCTTAGGGTGTCTGCTTTAGAGGTCCTTGAAAAAAGAGCAAAGCTTTTTAAGATGCCATTTAAATTGAATGAAGCAAAATGGATTGCTAAGTGTCACAACATGACATTCATCTTCCAGAGCCTCAATAATAAAGAGGATTACGAGAAGCTAAAGTCACAAACGGATATCGATTTCATTTGGATTAACGAAATCATACAACTGAGAGAGCCAGATTACGAGGAATGTTTAAGGCGAATGCGTGGTGGCAAGTCTGAATTTGAACAGATAATTATCGATTTTAACCCCATCGGAAAGACTTCTTGGATATATCAACGGTTCTTTGAGAAGAACATAGGCAATGCCAGGAAGTTGAGATATACGATACTGGACAATCATCCTGATTATTTGGCCTTAGAGAAAACCCAAAGAGAACTCCAAAGACTTAAGGCTACGAAGAAACATAATAAGAACTATTACGATATCTATTTTCTAGGAGAATGGGGGGAATTGGAAGGCATTATTTTCAATTGGGATGTAGTTACTAAGACAAAAGAACAGGAGAAGATGTCTTGGAAAGAGATTATCAATCCCAATGAGATATTTTATGGGGGTGATTTCGGCTACAGTGTGGATCCGGCTACTGACATCCGTATCTATCGAAAGGCTGATGAGTTCTGGGTTGAAGAGGTTATATATTGGGACCCCAAAAAAGAAGACAGGGGCTTAACGAACCCTCAGCTAGCACAGAAAATTAAAGATGCGGGGGCGAATGATGCAGAATCTTACTGGGATTGCGCAGAACCCAAATCTATCCAAGAGCTTTGTGATAATGGCATAAAAGCGAAACCGTGTGAGAAGGGCCCGGATTCAGTAAGAGCAGGCATAGACTTTCTTCAGTCCAAGAAGATACACATTATTGATGGTTCTGAAAATATCATCAAAGAGCAAAAGTCATATGTTAACAAGCAGGACAAGGATGGGAATTATCTACCTGAGCCTATGAAATTTATGGACCATACGATGGATGCCATCCGGTATGGGATTTTCACCCATTGTAAACGTGAATTCGGCTATTCCGGCTGGTCGAATGAGGATTGGAGATAGATATGGGAATGCTACAATTCTTTAAAGATGCCAAGAATGTCCAAGCCATGAAAAAGGAGATGGGTCAGCTTAAGGCCAAAACACAGCATATGATCGACATCTTATCCGGTACAGAAGAGGATGATACAGGAAAATATAAAGGTAATGAGTATCGGACTTATCGAAAAGCGATAAATGCCGTAGACAGAAAATATAATGGGTTGGCCAAATGGGGTGTTTTGCAGACAGGGAATATTATAGACCTGAGAGCAGCCTTCATTATATCCAGAGGGATCAAGATATCAGCAAGAGAAAAAGGGGTTGATGCGAGCAGGGAAATCAAATGGGCTAAAAACTTTATTGAATATAACAATCTGGATAAAGAGATGGTTCAAGAGTTTGCGAAAGAAGCTGAAATTGAGGGCAAGATATTGCTGAAAATTGACATAGAGAAAACTCCAGAGATAGAGAAATTCAAGGAATATGATTATCAGATGGTAGCCGTAAGATATGTGAGTTGGCTTGATAAGAAATATACCGTAATAACCGAGAAAGACGATTATCTGAAATATAAGGAAATTACATGGGGTGCGAAAGGCGATCAGAAGGCGCAATCGCTAAAAGAGAATCAGTTTGTATATAAGAAATTTGGGGGACGCATAAACGATCCGAATACCGCGCAGTCAAAAGTTATGAAGTGTTTAACTCAAATAGACAATCTTGATAAAGCACTCAGAGATTGGAGAGAAATCAACCGAATCTTTGCCGGCCCGATATTAGCGGCTGAATGTAAAGATGGGCAAGATGTTACAAGCACAAAGGCTGCTTTAAATGATAAGAACTGGAAAATTAAGAAAGTTTTTATAAGCACTGCGAAACTTTATTATGCTCAATTTGATGTTGGAGGAGTCGAATCTCTTGAGAATGAAATCATTACTCTTGCCAAGATGATTTCTGGCACTACAGGGATTTCGGTCCAATATCTGGGGCTTGTTGATTTGCTCAAGAATCGTTCCACATCGGATGACATGAGAGAGATGTTGAGTACGGGAACAGTGAAGGAGCGAGCCACGTGGGAAGGAACATATGAAGAATTGATTGTTGATGCTATGAATCTTTTCAATGAAACTATATATAAGCAAAAATCCGACAGTAATAAACTCAATCCATATTTAATAAAAGTTACTATTCCTGTCATAACTAAGCAGCATTGGGCCAACATAAAGGATGTATGGCTTCCCGCCGTGGTAGCTGGCAAGATAACTGAGGAACTCTTCCTCGAGCAACTACCTGATGTTGACATTGATGAAGAGTTACAACGGAGAGAAGAGAAAGAGCAGAATGAACTTGAGCAGATAAAGCATGAGAATGAGGACTTGAAAGCTGATATGAATAACAAGGAAATATTTGGAGGAGGTGCTTAAAATGCCGTATCCGAATTTTCATTCATGCCGAATAAAGTCGCCCGATGCGTTTGAAAAGGGATCATTCAGAAATATTGCAAGAGGCGGATTGCAGATAATTATAGGCAAGCTCAAAGGGAAGACAACCACAACGACACAGGCAATCCGTTACCCCGTAGGTTCTTGGGGTGCAGAGAAAGCAAGGGCAGATTGTAAGGATAAAGGCGGAAATTTCGAGGCCGCCGCAAAGGCTCAAGAGTTTTCTGATGAGTATGGATTGGAATAGGAGGAATCATGATAACAACAAATGACATTAAAATCAAAGAGACTAAGCCCGAAAAATTGACAATTATTAGCACAGATAAAATCAACCCAAAGAAGTTTAATATTAAAGGCAAGCCGAAATTGAGAGATAAAACCATAATCACGACTGGCAATGTAGAGGAGTTTCAGAAGAAAGGAAAGAAGAAATGAGATTCCGAGCAACAATCCTGGAAATGGCAGCATCCGAGATATTGAGTCATATCCCTGCCAATATTTATGAAGACATAAAAACTAAAGACCTTCATCCTATTTTCAGGGCTTATGTGATAGGTCATGAAGGGCAATCCGAAGGCAAGGTGGTAGGCTCAGGAAATATCGTAAAGCATTGGTTTGCATCGGCTATATCAAAGATTGTTGAAAAACTCCAATATGGAACGAAGGTCTTTCACGAACATGCAAAAACTAATATCCATAAGGGGAGAGATGTTATTGGTTATATAGTTGGAAAGGCCAAAAAGATAATTGATGATAGGCTTTCGGCTGTAGCTATTGCATATATAAAACCTGAATATAAAGACTTACCGTTGGATGTGGCAAGCATAGAAGCAGATATTATTTTAAGTAACGATCGAGACAGAGGTATCTATGATGCTGATGTTGAAGATATTACGGGAGTTGCTTTAGGCAACTCATCGGTCAATCGACCTGGATTCCCAGGGGCTACGCTCCTGAGCCAAATCCAGGCGTTTGCCCAGTCTCAATTTAATACAGGAGGTGGAGACATGGGAATTACGATTAGTGAGGTCAGAAACTTCATTAAGTCGGAAAACCTAAAGCCATCAGATATTTATGGCTTAGGGGATTTAACTAAAGATCCGATGATTGAAGAGCATATCGAAGCAGAAAAGAAAAAAGCTACAACAGGTGAATACAAGAATAGAAAAAGAGATGAAGAGGGATATGAAAAGCTGAAAGATAAGCTTGTCAAAGATCATGAAGAAAAAATTAAGGAAAAAGACAAAGTGATTGATGGCTTGAGGACTGAGAATATTCAATCAAAAACTACAGGATGGCTTGAGACACAGAAAGAGAAACGAGAGTTAGACGAAGAGCAATTGAAGTTTATCAACCGCAACCTTTCAAAATTCAAGCCCGAAGATCATGAAAAAGCTGAAGATGAATTTAATAAGTTTCTTGATGTTCAGATTGATGACTTAACTGGAATTAAGAAGGATGTTTTCGGTAAAGAGCCAGAAGAGAAGAAGGAAAAAACAGGTGGTGGAGAAGCAAAAGATAAGAAAACTGGTGAAGACATGATCGAAGATATGGCTCTAGATTAAGGATCTTATGGGACCCGTGAAATAATCGGAAAATCTAAAAATTTAAAAACGGAGATTAAAATGGGACAAAGAGTTAGAACAGCCGCCCCAGGTGGCGACTTTCGGACATTCACAGCGGTTTGTGTTGATGCTAGCGGACATAGCCAGTATGACATTATCAAGATTGGAGGTACTGTATGCGTAGTTTATTTTGAGACAGCCGTTGTTTTGGGAGATACGTTTTATCCAATTTATCATTGCGATAAGATTGTTGTAGATAAAAAAGTTGGAACAGCATACGCCTGTGTAGCTGGAGGGAAAGCTTACTGGTCTGGTGTAAACGGTGATCCAGTTACTCCAGTCTATCAAAGCGGATTTTATTGGATTGGTATCTTTACCGAACTAGCTGCAGCAACTGATACTACGGTTGAAATTGATCTAAAAGGTGATAAGGCCACCGTGACGGAGCCTTGTTAAGGAGAACATGATGATAAAAAGCAAAATATTTAAACGATGGGATTGGAGTAAATTCGATCCAAATAATAAGGACCACAGAAAGAAGTTAACCGCACAGTTAAAGTATTTCCTTGCCATTCCAGATTTAGAGCCGAATCCTCAGTTCGCAGGAATCCAGGAATTCCAGGAAGATCGCAAAAAGCATCAAGAAATGGTTGAGAAAGTTCAAATGTTTACTGCTGCAAGTGATTTTCCAACATCAATTCTACCTGTTATTCAAAAATATGATCAGCTCACATATTATGATAATGGATACGAACAAGTATTCGATGTCAGGGATATGTCTGGTCTAAGACGAAATGGATTTGACCTTCTGGATATCGCAAATGGTGTACGATTCCTGAAAACTCCACTTGGCAAGAAAGCAAAACTGTATCAGATGTCGGGTGAAAAATCACATGTCTATTTTGATAGATATGCAGGTGGATTGAACTGGGATAGACAGCTATTCGATGATGAGGAATATCTCACAATTGAGAGCTTAACAAAGGCTTATAGAAATGCAGCCTATCAGACAAGGGCAACCGTATTTTATGCACTTATTGATGCTCTGCCTGCTGCGCAGAATATTGCTTGGCAAGCTGCTCCTGATGCACTTGTGGCTGGGACTAGAGGTTATTTAGCTCAAAGTGATGCGGCTACCATGAACTTGGCCGCACAGACAATAATCCTCAATGTTATCAATCGTGGATATGGAATCACCCCACAGAATACCACATTTATTATTCTTGCTCCTCTACAGTTGAGAGGTCGAATCAAACAAGCCCTTAGCATAAACTATGATGTTGCGGCAAACACTCCAGTTATAGATTACAAGTTCCAACATATTACTACAACCATGTTGGCAGCAGCAAATGTTTATTATGTCATTCTTCCAAAGAATAAACTGATGGCTGGATACAGAATGGATCTGACTACCTTTACGGATTTCGACATCTTATCCTATACCGATGCTCAGGTTGGTTGGATGAGATACGGTGGAGCAATTGGAGACACTCAACAGATTCAGCGTTGTGCAATCGCTTAAATAGAGATAAAGACGTGAAAAACCAGGGGGTATCAGCAAGTAGATGCCCCCTTTTTCTCTAAAGGAGATAAGGATTCAAAATGATGACAATAATGCTTGTAGGCCTCAAGACAGTTGTCGGATTTGGGGACGACGGTAAACCTAGGCCTAGCCCGTGGAAGGATGCCCATTCTTATCTCTTTTTTAGAAAAAGGAGAATAGCATGAAATCTGGAAAAGTTTGGGGAGAGACAGAAGAGATATTCAATAATGGGATCGTTTCTGTGAATCGTCTGAAAATTAACAAAGGTGGATACTGTTCAGAACATTATCATAAGAGAAAATCGAATACTTTTTTTGTTGTTATCGGCAATCTGGCGATTAAGATTTGGAGAAATGGCAGCGTAGATGAAACTGTTTTATGGCCAGGTGAATCCTCAAAAGTTGAACCTGGAGTCTATCATCAATTCAGAGCCTTAACGGATGTAGAATGCCTAGAAATATATGAAGTTGAACTGAAAGCCAAAGATATTGAGAGGCGTTCTGTTGGAGGCAAGAAATAATGAGTCAGATGATCACCACAAGAGACAGGGCTGTTACTGAGATCGTGGAAGAAATGCAGAGAAGAAGAAACGTGGAAAAGACAAAACAAGATGCAATAAGAGAGAATTGGAGAATACTCAAAGAGAAGGGATTTGGTTATTCAAAAGAGATTAGGACTCCGGCGGTTCTTGATTATGAAGATGGGAGAATGCTTTATGATGTCATGCCTGATGGGTCATGGAAAGACCAGAGATGTTTTATCGTTGGTGGGGGTGAGAGCTTAAAAGGGTTTGATTTCTCTAAACTGAAAGGCGAGCTTGTGATTGGCGTAAATAGAGCTTATGAGGCAATCGATTGCACAATTAATTTTGCTATGGATCATACGCTGTATGAATGGATAACGAAGGGGGAATTGGGTCCGAATGCAAAGGAAAAGTTTGAGGACTTCAAGGGCTTTACAGTTTGGCTTGATTCTGCCGGCTATAATTATCCTAAAGGCATATTTATACTCAATAAATCCGGCAGTCGTAATATCAGCTATTCTATGAAGAAAGGCCTTGGAGGAGAATCGAATTCAGGATTCGGAGCTTTGAATCTTGCTGTCTGTCTTGGTGCGAATCCGATATATCTTCTGGGATTCGATATGAAAGGCAGTAATGGAAAAGCATCCTGGTGGCATAACGGATATCCTGAAAGACAGGGCGATGAAGTATATAAAGTATTTAATAATGACTTCAGAAGAATCGCTCTAGGACTGAAAGAAAAGGGCTTCCAGGTGATAAATCTCAATTCGGACAGTGCCTTAAAATGCTTTGATTTTGGAAAATTCGAGAACATAAAACCGATACAGCGGCCTGTAATCACATCTTATTATACGGCGGGGACCGGATATGAATCCCAGGTAGAACATTTGAGGACTACTCTAAGGCGTTTTAATCTGGAAAATGACGTTGTGAGTGTTTCAGACAAAGGTGACTGGCATAAAAACGTATATTACAAAGCAAAGTTTATCTTGCGAATGATGAACAAGCATCCTGGCAGGGCAATTGTTTTTGTCGATGCGGATGCCAAGATACGAAGAAACCCCATATTGTTTAATAGCCTAGATTGCGATTTCGCCTGTCATTTTCATAACGGAAAAGAGCTTCTTTCCGGAACACTTTATTTCGGGAACACAAAAGGAGCTCGTTATTTGGTCAACAAGTGGATAGAAGAGGATAAATTGCATCCATTGACTCATATGCCGCAGAAGAATCTGCGGACCGTATTCGATAAACATAAGAATGAGATTAAATGGAAGGCACTCCCGGTTGAATACTGCATGATATTCGATAACCGTTCTCGAGATAAGATTATTCCGGTTATAGAGCATTTCCAACTGAGTCGGATGTATAAAGGCTCAAAAATCAAAAGATATGAATACGGGATGAAGCAATCGCTTGCTGATGTGCAGAAACTATGCAAAGGCAAGAGGATCTGCCTTATCGGAAATGCCAATTCTATTCTCAATGAGGAGAAAGTCATAGACTCATTTGACATAATCGGCAGAATGAACAGGGGAATGCCTCAAGGAAAAGAGAAATTTATCGGAAGTCGTACGGATATACTTTTCTTATCCACACATATAAGTGGCGAGAATATCCGGAAGGCATTTAATCCTAAATTCGTTGTCTGGATGACTGTCTGTCATAGGTTGGCAAGTCCCTGGGTATTGAAAAATGCCATACAGAATCCGGAAGAGGACTGGAATGTTCTATATAAAGAGCTTTCTATCAATCCTACTACTGGGCTCATGGCTCTGAATTTCATTCTCAAGCACACGAATTTTAAGAGTCTTACTATATACGGATTCGACTTTTTCGCTACTAAGACCTGGTACAACACAAGGATAGACGACGGGCAGAAACACAGTGGCGAGAAGGAGAAGGTCTTATTCATGAAAATGATAGCAGATAAGCCGAATGTAAAGCTTATATGAGGAAATTATGAAAGTAACAATAGCCATTCCCAGTTGTTCTTCTGAACGGATTCCTTTGCTTATCCAGACGGTTGAGTCGATCCAGGCTGGAGCATATAAAAACGTACATCCCGTGATAGTTGCTGATGGAAATAAGCATATATATGAGGTTGCAAGCAAGAAGTTGCATAATGTTACGGTTATTATGAATGAAAAGAGAATAGATTGGAATGCTTCTATAAATCGGGTATTGAAAGAATTTGATTCACCCTATTACATCTATGCCTCGGATGACCTCATCTTCCCGCTCGATTGCATTAGGTATGCTATGGCGACCATGCAGAGACGTTTCACTGATGGCTTTGGGGTTGTCACTATCGGCAAAAAAGGCAGATGTGCATTTGGTCTCTTCGGCCGCAAGTTTGCAGATCATTTTCCGAACCGCCAGGTATTCTGTCCTGATTTCATACACTATGGTGGGGATTCGGAATTATTACGTGTCGTCAAAAAGATAGGGAAATATGCTGTTCCTCCAGAAAGGGAGAGCCAGGTTAAGCATTTCCGAAGGAAAGATGAGACCTGGAGGTTGGCACGGGGGATAAGAACCAGAGATCATGCAATATATCGCAAGCGAGAAGAAAAAGGCTATATGTGGGGAATTGACTTTAATCTTATAACAAGACAATGACTAAAATATATTATGTCCCAAGTCGTAAAATCACTAGGGAATACCTTCTTATCAAGCAAGGACTTATGAATAATTCCAGAGTTGAACTTGTTTCTTTTGAGGAATCAAAGGATTTTATTTTTCTTTTCTATACCACTTTGAAACATAATCCTAAAATGGGAGAAATGTTTAATCCTAATGAATTGGTTTTCATTGATTATCATGATAGGCCTGATGTGGTTTTTCCTGTAGATTGTTTGGCATATTTCAAAAGAAGCTGGGTAGAACCAGTGAATCATGCCGTCAAAGCCCCTGTTTCAAGACCTTCTAATTTTTATCCTCTAACTTTTGCGATTATGGATGAATTTATAATTAATGAAAATTTGGAGAGAGACGTGGTCTTATCATGCATGATAAGACCACATGTAAGGCATCCTAATAGGCCGAAAGTCCTAAATTTTATTAAAGAGATGAATATACAAGGCAAGACACAGACAGGAGAACTCAATCAAGGAACAATGAAGAGATTCAATGATTCTGACATGAAGGAGTATTTCAGATTATTGAAAAGAAGTCGAATGGTAGTAACCTGCAATCCTAACAGATGGGAGGGTGATCATAGAACATGGGAAGCCTTTGCGAATGGAGCCCTTGTCTTTGTTGATAAAATGTATACCCCAATGACCCATCCACTTATTGATGGAAAACATTGCATATTTTATGAAGTATCAAATTCGGGACTTGAGGAACTTCGAGAGAAGATATTGTATTATTTAGATCATACGGCTCAGGCAGAAGCTATTGCCAAAAAGGGCTTCGATTTTACTATGAAATATCATAGGGCATCAAACAGGATAGATGAAATATTGGAGAGAATAACATGAACTTAGAGCTTTTTAATAAACTTTATGTAAAAAGGAATAACCCATCTCAAAGTTCGCATGAGTTCCGAATGTTTTTAGAGATTTGCGATATGTACCTGAAAAAGCATGGGATTAAAAATCCTGTTGCTGTGGAGTTGGGTGTATGGAAAAACAGACAGAAAAAGTTTTATGAACAGATTTTAGGAGCGGAGCATATAGGCATTGATTTTTCTAATACACGAAGTACCCCTGATATTATTGGGAATACTCATGCTCCGGAGACAATGAAGGCACTCAAAGAGAAACTCAATGGAAGGCCAATAAACATCCTTTTTATAGATGCCTCTCATTTTTATAAGAATGTGAGTAAGGATTTCAAGCTGTATTCGCCATTATGCAGCGACATTATTGCATTCCATGATGTGGAAAGCTGCCGATATCTCAACAAAAGGCCAAAAATGCAAGTCTGGAAATTCTGGGATGACCTGAAAGCAAAGGCAGCTAAAGGCGCAAAAGAATATAAGGATATGTTGTTCCTTTCGATATATAAAGGAGCAAGCAATATGGGAATAGGAATGATGATAAAAAAATGAAAAAATTCGTTCTCTATACAGCAATTTTTGGAAAGACTGGAAGGTTTAATATTCCTAAAATCTCAATCCCAGACGTGGATAGATTTTGCTATACAGACCTGGATGTTAAAAGCCATTTTTATAAAGTGAGAGAAATAAATTTGAATCGCCTTGATAAAATCAGAAGGCAGCGATGGATTAAAATCTGTATCCCTGATGAGATTTTCAATAATTACGAATATAGCGTTTATGTAGATTGCAAGCGTCCGATGTCTATTGATTTTAATGACCTACTGAGTCATATGGAAGTCGGCTCTGACTTCCTAACAAGACGACATCGAAGAAGAAGCTGTATCTATGATGAGGGAGAATTCTGTATCAAGAAAAAGAAAGACAACAAAGCTTTTATCTCAAAACAATTAGATTTTTATAGGAGTGAAAATTATCCAGCCCATAATGGACTTCATGCTTCTGGACTTCTTTTGAGACGACATACTCAGAAATTAAAAGAATTCTCAAGGATGTGGTGGGAACAGGTTTGGAAATATTCTTATAGAGACCAGATAAGTCTTCCTTATGTGGCCTGGAAATATGGAATGAAAATATCTTTATGCAGTGGGAGGCCTAAATGAAAGTCGTTATCTTAACTTGTAACAAATATACGTGGATGATTCCAATCGCTTTACATTTTTATAAGAAATATTGGCCGGATAATCCATACCAAACTGAAATAGTAACTGAGACTGAACATATAGATGGCAAGGTTTTTTATATTAACGATACATCATGGAGCAGCAGGTTAATCAAATATTTAAAGCAATCCAAAGAGAATAAATTCATGTTGATTATGGAAGAACATTTCATTGAAAAAAAAGTGAACACTAAAAGGGTTAAGGTGGCAGAAAAACTCTGTGAAGGCAATGTGGGTTGCGTGAGGTTGAATCATACAGATAAATGGTTTAGGGGCTATGCGATTAGGGTAGGTATCAGAAGTTTTAGGGAATATCCTCTTGATAAGCGATATTCTATGTCAATGCAGACTGCAATTTGGCAGAAGCGATATCTTCTTGATGTTTTGCGTGCTAATGAGGATATCTGGCAGACTGAAATTGATGGCTCGAATCGCCTTAAAGGATTGAAATCCAAATGGCGAATTCTCTGGGCGAGTATCCCGATTATCAATTATACGGCTGGTGGTCTCATGAAGAAAGGAAGGCCACGACTGGAAGTTGTGAAATGGGCTTTATCGGATTTAGTGAAATGAGAGATACGGAGGCTTAAATGTCATTAGGATACTTTGACGACTTAACCGATGCGAAAGCTTATTTTACGGATGAGCGATTGATAACAACAGCTTGGGATGATTTGGCTGATGATGCAACTAAAACCAAAGCCATAACGAATGCCTATAACCGCATTTATTATGACCCCAGATACAGCGTGCCGACTTATGCCGATGCCACAGCCGCACAGTTGGTGATACTCAAAAAAGTCAATGGCGAGATGGCTTATTATCTGGCTTTGCATCTGGCAGACGAAGACAGACGCAAGGGATTGGAAGCACAGGGCGTTGTGGAGGCTGGAATAGTAAAGGAAGTATACAGCAAGGATGATTTAATGAGCTTGCCTATCCCTCCATTCGTTGAAGCGTTATTAGAGGCAGAAGGATTCACGACTGAGAAGGTGTTTGGGATGGTCGACATAGATAGAGACGAAGACGAATCTGTAGATGAAGATGTGGTGGATTTGTGAGAAATGGCAAACAAATTAGGACGCATCCCCCTGAGAGATAGGACGAATGAGATTAAAAGGATATATGGAATGGCAGAGAAAGAGATTGCAAGGGAGCTTTCTTCTTTCAATATCGGAGATTATCAGGAAATGAAGGCAATAAAAGTCCAGGAAAAGGTTAATAGCACAGTAAGACAGCTCAATCGGATGGCTGTAAAGTGGGCGAAAGTCTCCGTTCCTGAGGCATATAAGAAAGGATACGATGTGTCCAGGACAAGGCTTGAGATACTAGGCAAAGAAAAAGATAGAGAATTCAATGTCAATAAGCATAGATATTCTATTGATGAATATACAGACGTGACAATGAACGACCTAATCAAGGCAAACTTGAGTATAAAACAGAATGTGGCAACCTTTCTCTATCTAGCAAGACAGGCAAATTTTGGACTTCAGCAAATCCAGGAATTTGATTTAAGGAACGAGGAAATAATCGCTGGTCTTTTGGATGAGGCTATCGAGGAAGGGGCATCCAGAGGGAATCTTGAGCAGTTGATTCGGATCCACTTCAAGCGAGAGCTCTATGAGAAGAAATTCATAAACATAAACGGCCGAAACTACAACATGATTAAGTATTCCAAAATGGTTGCAAGAACAAGATTGCGTCATGTTCAATCAGAGGCCGTGAAAAATTCTTGTGAACAGTTTGATAACGATTTGGTGGAAATATCTGCTCATGGGACAACCTGCCTGATATGTATTCCTTATGAGGGCAATGTTTATTCGATATCGGGGAAAAGTTCCATATATCCTTATTTGGATGATTGGCCAGCTTTCCACCCGAACTGTGAACATTCTGCCAGCCCAACTTCAGAAATAGCCCTCGAGGCACGGGAGAGATGGGGATGATTAACGCATATCTTGTTGATTCGATAACCATTATAAAATCAGGCGGTTATGATGAGTGGGGAGAACCATTGGCAACAACTGAAATAAACGTAAAAGGAAAAATCGAATATAGGACAAAATTAATCAAAAGTTTAGCAGGAGAAGATGTTGTTTCAAATGCGCTTGTTTATCTTGAGGACAGAGAATTGAGTCATGAAGATAAGATAAAATTCGATGACAAGGAGCATATAATATTAAGAATAGATAAACCAAAAGCCTTTAGTGGTCCTCACCTTGAGGTGCATTTAACTTATGAGTATAAACCAATAAAATGAGTAAATCAGGCTTTTTTCTTGACACAAAGGAATTTGATGCGAAATTCAAAAAAGTGACAAACAATACTATCCCTTCATCGGCTTCGAAAGGATTATCCAAAGCAATAGATGAACTTTTAGCTGATTCAATAAATTTACCACCTCAAGCACCTAAAGATATTGGTGATTTATGGGGTTCTAGAATTAAAGAGAAAGTAAAAACTAGTCATAATGATACTTCAGTAAAAGGTGGTTTTAATATCAAATATGCTCATCGGCATCATGAAGTGCCACCAGGAACATTTCATTATACAACGACAAAAGGAGCTTCGCAACCCGGGCCAAAATTCATGGAATCAAAAATGATTAAATATAAAGATAAATATATGTGGATGGTTGCAGAAGAAATTAAGAGGAAAGGCAAGTGATTAAAGAGATTGCTAAATTTATTGTCAGTAAAATAGGTTGGGAACTTGATTTTGATGCTGGCATGAATGAACCAAATGTTGGAGATAAAGTCAGCACTCCTAGCGATGCCAATTTCTTTATCGTGAATTATGCACTTACAAGCGGAGTTTGGGGTGCTTTAGGTAAAGGCAAACTCTGGATAAAAAAGCCTGGAGATGCCATCTGTGGATGGTTGGATAATGATATTATCACAAATAATACTTTAA